GCAGACGCAACGTCTGAAGAACAGATAACGATGTTACCCTTGCCACGACGAGTCTGCTTAGCAATCTGGTTAGCTTCTCTTTCGAGCTGGAACATAAGACCCTTGAACTTTTCAACTGACCAACGACCGTTTGAGTCGGTGTCAAGGTCGAATACGCCCTGAGTAGTAGTGTTTTCCATAGCACCCTTAACTGCTGAAATGTTAATTGTACGAACAATTTCACGGTTGATTTCAGCAAGGATTTCGGCAGAAAGAATATTTGAAAGTTCTGTTTCTGCGTCTAGACCATGGATTGCCTTAAGATCCTGGGCAAGTTCCATAGTGTATTCTGCCTTGAGGGCGCGAGTATTAGCAGTTACAGTAACCTTCTCGATTGAGAACGCCATCTGTGGGAAGTTATTACCTGCATCAGTACCAAGAGCTTCTGCAGTTCCTCTTGACATACCAGTACCAGTATTATATGTATTGGTAGCAGTAAGTGGTGAAGTATTAGATGCGCCTGGGATAGTGCCCTTAAAGCCCTGACCGAAGGTGTTAGCATCAGCTCCAGAAAGACCACCAGCACCAGTGAATGCAGTGTTTACTTCGTTGTAGAATGTTTCGTCGCCAGACTGGTTAGTGTAGCGTGAACGCATTGCGAAAATAAGACCAGTTGGTCCAGTCATTGGCTGAACGCCGCAGATATCATAAGCAATGAGGTTAGGCATTGAACGACGTACTAGAGAAATAAGAACTGGGTCGAAAGTATCGATACCACCATCGCCTGCAGTTGAGCTTGAAGCACCCATTGCGTTGACAGGAAGTAGAGAATCGGTTTCGTTAAGCTGGTACGAACGATGTGCACCAGATTCCATCAAAGCCTTTTCTGTGTTTTCGAGCATTACTGCAGTTACAGAACGGCGATGCTGATCTCTGATTGGAGAAAGAGCTTCGTGGTCAAGAACAGGTGCCCACTTGTTTTGAATTTCCTCAGCTAGATACATTTAAATTTCCTTTCAGTTATTAGGATTTATATTATTTATAAATTGTTACTTCTTAATAGTTCTGGCGATTGCCTTAACATAACGGTTAACAGATGGGTCAACGTTAACTGTTTCAGTTCCAATATCGCCTTCAAAAGTTTCTTCTACAATATTTGTTGAAGAATATGAAGTTTGTTCGGTCTTGAAGTAGTTCTCTCTAACAATCTTCAACTTCTTTTCATAAGTGTCAAGATTGCCATCGAACTCAATACCTTCAACTAGAGCTGCGAACTTCTCCTGCTGTGTTAGTGCTAGATCAGATGCAATAGATTCAACTATTTCATTCTTTTGACCCTCAAGGAGATATCCCTTTAGTTCTGAGTTTTCAGTAATTGTTTCATCAAGCTTTTCTTCAAGAGCGCCTACCTTAGCGGCAAGAGCTTCAAGAACATCAACCTTTTCCTGAGGTACAGATATATAGTGCTCAGCAAATAGGCTCTTCAATCCTTCCATGAACTCTTCCATGAGTTCATTGCGAAGAGTTGATTCAATAGCTACTTCATTTTCCTTCATCCAATTCTCAACAACATAGTCAAGGTATGTATCGAGCTTGGTTGTTACTTCTTCGGTGAAGATAGCAAGTTCTTCGTTAAGCTTATTTTCATAAGCTTCTTCCAATGCAACCTGTTCGGCGATCAAACGAGCGCTGATTGCAGCTTCGAAAAGTGTGGATGCATTTTGTTTAAATTCTTCAGAAAGATCCTGACCATCAAACATGGCTTCAACATCTTCCTTTACATTAAGCTTTGGCATTGCCATCTTTGTCTTTGGACCCTTTGATGCAACAGCATGAGAAGCCTTCATATCAAGCGAAGACTGGTTTGAACCAGAATGATTGCCAACACCCCAATCCTTATTAGGACCATAAAGTGACTGTACCTGATTGAAGAAATCAACCATATCAGACTTGCCCATGCCGTTCATCATATGCATCATGCCAGTCATCATGCCAATCTTTGACTTAGTAAGCGCCTTTGGATCAGAGATAGAACGAGCGGCTGGCTTAAGAGAAGCAGCAGCAGTTGTTTCTTCTTCGAGGTCGGATTCAGTTTCTTCTTCCATTTTCTTTTTAGAAGAACCTTCTTCTTCTTCCTCTTCTTCGCCTTCTTCCTCTTCTTCTTCACGCTTTTTAGACTTAGCTTTCTTCTTAGCTTCCTCTAGGGTAGCTCTAAGAATTTCTTGAAGGTCATCATTATTTTTTTCTCTATCAGCCATTAGAAAGATCTCCTTTAATAGAATTTAATTTTATTTATATTAACTTGTTGTTTGATGCTAAAATAGCCATGTAGTCTTCGAAAATGGCCAATCTTTGTTCTTCAAGCTCGCTCATTCTCATTTTCTTTATTGATTGTTTAATATCGTTAACTTTTTCTTCCAACCAAGTATCCTTGACTGGGTCATAAATCCATTCAACGCCCTCCATAATCCCTTCAACAAAAGCATGAGGTGCAGATGGATCGGCAACAATATCAGCTGCAGTTGCAATACGATAATCGCCTTGAACTTCCATTATACCATCTTTCCCTGATTTAAGGGATCCCATACCACGCGAAGAAACACCAATTTTACCACCAGACTTTAAAAGACCCTTGGCAATATTACCCATTGGGGTATCAGTAAGTTTAGCCTTACCAATATAATTATGACCATCTTTTTTAAGGTCCATAATTATATGTGAAACTCTATCGAGGTTAATTTGAGGGCCAGCAGGATGACCTAGTTCGCCAAATGCTCTGCTGTGTTTTACTACTTCTCTCATGTAACGTTCTACTTCCTTATCCAAGATATGGATAGGGTATACTCTACCGTTACGGTTTTTTAAATTACCTTGCAGAAAAATACCATGAATATAATGTTCCTTTTCGCCGGATTCTTTGGCTTCGGAAAGATATTCAACTTCTTCTGTTAACTCTGTAATGAGTTTCATTTTTTCCTCTTAATTCTTATATGCTACAGGCACAATACGAACTGTAGTATCAGTGCTTGAACAGTTAATTGTGTCTGTTGGACTTTTTTCTAGAATAACACTTTCTCCGCCAGCAATAACAATACTATATTTTAATGTTGCGTTTGCATAATAACAATATACTGTATGAGCAGTATTTGGATTATCATAATGTGTAACTCTTACTAGATGAGCATTGCTATATGAATTAGAAGATGCTGAATTACAAGTATTAGAAACACCTAGTGGTTTAATTATTCCTGACATTATACTCTCCCTGTATCGCCAACATTACCGGAAGGATAATTACCGGAAGTTAAATCTACTTGACCATCAGATGGCGCTGATTCTTTTTCTTCTTTTTTTGGCTTGCTCTTTTTCTTTTTGCCGCCTTCGAGCATTGGCATAGCAAAATCCTCATTAGTTTTTTGTTTAGCTGAAACTGCTTTTAACATTGCAAGATTTTTTGCTTTGACCTCAGCTTTTTTCTTTTCTACTGGATCATATGATGCTCTTTGTTTAGCAATAAATTCTGCACGATTTTCTTTACTTTTTTTACTAAAAGCAAAATTACTTACTTTAGATTTTCCAACGATAGAAACTTCATCAAGTTCTGCTTCTTCTTTTAAAGAATCCATATAATCGGCAACAGTATCTAGATAATCAGAACCTTTTGTAATTTTAGATTGAACCCAAGCTTCTAACTGACCCTCACCTTTAAGATGAGGCATAAGTCGAGATATAGCACGTTCAGCTGTAGCTAATTCGTTACGAGCCATTTCAAATTCAAAATCAGCTTCTTCATTAGCATTAACTCGTGCACGACCAGTTAATTTATTAACAGCTGTATAAATTCCAGCCTGACGATTACGAGCCTTGTCTCTATTCTTATTTGCTCTTGCATCATCGCCAGTCATATTTGCATAAGCAGCATCTGTTTTTAAATTTGCTGCTGATGAAGATCCTGACTTTATATAATCACCAACAGCGTCTTTTGATAACTCATCAATTTGTACAGCTTCTTCTTTATGCATACTATAGTAAGCGCCAAGTGCTCTTCTAATACGCTGTTCTTTTGAATCACCTTTGAACATCTTATTATCACTATGGACGAAATCATCAATTACTTTACTAGCAGATGTTTTCTTAGTTAGTACTTCATCAAGTTTTTTCTTTGCAAGTTTAATACCTTCTCCACGTTTTTTAGCATTTGCATAATATTCGTGTCCTTTAGCTCTAACTTCAGAAGCTTCTTTTGGGCTTTGAGAGTCCAAAGTATTAGCAAGAGAACCATATACTTTTGATTTCATTTCTGAATCACGTTTATCTGCACCTGCTTTTTTTACATACGATTTCATAGTTTCTTTTTCTAACTCATCAATTTGTTCGGCATTTTCATAAAGTTTTTTTTTATCAGTCAATAAACCTCTTTTACTAACGCCAGCTTTTGGAACAGACTTATCACCACATGACTCGCAATATGAACCTTCATACATTTTATTGCATGATTCACACTTCATCTTAGATGCTTCATAAACTTTTTGATCAGCTGGCGCTTTATAACCATGGTTTTTCATATCAACTTGTTTAGTTTTACCCTTGTAAACATCATCACGATTACCAACACGGTCAGCATGCTTTTCAATCTCATGATTTCCAGCGAAAGCTTGGCCATCCTTAGACTTTTCCCAATCGGATAAGTCCATCTTTTCTTTCTTACTGGACTTAACCCCAGCTAAAATTGTCTTTAGGTCTTTAGCCATTTTTATTATTCCTCTGAATTATCTTCTTGATCTTGATAACCATACATTTGTCTAGCAACATCAATTTTTTTATCATTGATAGCGCCTTGTAGTTTATTAACAATCAAATCATTAAATGCACTTTCAAAATCAATTGGTTTTTGTTCTAATGCATTTGAAATTAAATCTGTAATATCATATTTATCTTCTGTCATAATATTAACCTCTTATTGACCTTGTGGGCGAGTTGACATTTGTTTAACAATATCAGGGTTTTTAGCAACTAATTGTACCGCTGCTTTATATTTTGCCTGATCTTGGATAGAACGATTTGCTGGACTACCCTTTTCTTTTTGCTGCTGAACAGTCATCATTGCTTGTCTTACTTGTTCATATTTATTTTGTTCTTCTGGTGTTTGTTGTGGCTGTTGTTCCATGCCTTGCTGTTGCATTTCAGCATTATGTTGTGCAATCAACTGAACGTTTTGTTCAATGGCAGGATTAATCCAACGTGGTTCCTGTGCAGCATTTTCGTTATCGATAACTACATCTTGTTCAGCAATATCATCAGCTGACTGTTGTAGAATATTTTTACGAATCCATTCGTGGGAATAATACTTTCCAGCCATATCCTGAAAATTACGAGCAAGGTTAACACGTGCCTCAGCAATTTCATTATCTTTAAGTTCAGTGAAGTAATTATCTTTAGAGAAGTTAAAGTTGATCTTATGAACTAAGTTAGCCCAATCTTCAGGGGTCATGATACCTTTAAGAACTAACTGTTTTTCTAACATCTTAATGAATAAATGAGAGAAGCGGCTTCTCAAACGAATAATGAAACGACTAAATTTTAATTCGTCACGAGTAATTTCTGTTGCTCTACCAATAGAGAATAGAGCATCTGAATTAAGACGAGATACTGGAACGTTAAGACATTGAAGAAATTTCTTTTGAAAGTAAAGAACATCATCCATTTGTCCTAACGTTTGACCGCCTGGTAGGGTAGTAACTTCCGTACCTCTACCACCTTCACGACGAGGAAGCCAATAATCTTCCAACATTGTCATGAACTTACGGTCATCTCTAATTTCGCCAGTGCTGGCATCATAGATCAAACGGTTCTTATGTTTGACCATAATGTCACGCACATACTGTTCGGCTTTCATCTTAGGCAAGTTACCAACATCGATATACCAAATACGACGTTCAGGTGCACGTGCAAGACGATAGATAACCAATGCGTCTTCAAGTGTACGCAACTGATTAAGAGCCTTAATAGCTTTGTGTAAATAAGATAAAACCATTGTGCCTTGGTTATCAGTCAAACCAGATACAACGTGTAAAATAGAGTCTTTGGCAATTCTAAGACCAGTAGTTGCTGGACCAGTTGTTTTATTACCGTAACTGAATCCTTTATCATTAAAAAGAAAATACTCGTTTACAACTTTAGTAACGGTTGCATCACCGCTAGCTGCTGAAGCGTCAATTCTTTTTTTACTTACTTCTCTAACTTTACGAATTTTACGTGGGTCAATATATCTAATTTCTTTGATACCAGCCCTTGGATCTTTATCATCAACTATAACATGATAATATAAACGCCCATCAATATACCAACGACGGTAAATATCATATGCGTGTTTATTAAAGTCCATAATTTGTAAACAATTATTAAATTCATCTCTGATAACTTTTTTAATATTTTCAGAAATATTAACGTTATCTAAATTAATATCAACAATAACTTTTTCATCGATTGAAATCGATTCGTTGACGATTTCATCAACTGCAGCATCGCATTCTGGCTGAAGAGCCATTTCGCGGTATTTAGTTACTAATTCTGCTTCTGTTCTAACTGTTCCGTCAAGATCAACGTAAGTACCATACGAACCACCAGCTGCAACAACAACAGCTCCATCATCCTGCTCTTTTGGAGCAAATGATGGAAGTTGGTCTGTTAACCCAGCTTGTTTTCTTTTAAATTCGAAACCGAATAATTCTGCCATTTAAATCTCCAAAATGGGGGGAATTATTCCCCCCTTATCCATAAACTATATTTTAACCTGGACCCATAATACCGTCTGTTTCAGCTGCATCAAGATATGGTGCAACACCACCGCCAGCTTTCTTATCGCTAGAATTTTCAAACTCAGGAACCCAATAATCATATGCGAATGATACAGGGAATGTTTCAATAGAACCAGTTGAATCCCAATCAAGAGCAATTGAACCGATTTCAGTTGGGAAGGCGCCAATCAACTTATAAGCTCTAATAATAGAACCATCTTTTCCGTACTGAATTACAGTCAAATCAACCTTATAGTTTTCATCAGCGAAAAATGCTGTATCTCTAACATTCGATACGTGTCTATTAAGAGCATTAGCCCAAGACTCGAACATTGTACGTACAGAAAAATCCTCGTCGTTCATTACAGTTACTGACCAGTCAGCAAAAGAACGCTCGCCTGAGATTTTAATTTTTCTACCGAAATAAGGAATATCAATAGAAGCAACTGATGACGCAGGAAGTTCTGCAGTTCTGCAAGAAAAAGTAAACTTTTTCGAAGCTCCTGGACTAACAGGAAGAACTGCAGGTGGATTAAATTCTACACTGAATAGGGAAGGTCTAGCACCACCATAAACCAACCCTTGATGTTTGAACGTATTAATGTTAAATGGCATTTATTTTACTCCTTCTGAGCTTTAATCTATTTATTAGAATTTGCCAACAACTTCGGAGAATTGAACACCAGTAGCAACAGCCACGAAATTCAACTGAATGAAGTTGATAGAACGAGCTGGTTTAATATAAATGTCACCAACGAACTGATTAGAATCAATAACCTGCGGTGTATTATTAGTTGCGTCGCAAACAACCAAGAAGTCGGTAATACCACGTTTTCCTTTAATACTACGAAGATATGGGTTAACAAGGTTTCTGAACTGAGCCTGTGTAAACGAATCGTTGAATTCGAATAGAGAATACTTTGCAGCAACAGCAATAGCCTTTTCAAGAACAATAAACAAGCGACGAACATTAATACGATCGAAAGCTGATGGCTTGGCTTGAAGAGTCTTGTCACCATAAAGAACAGTTCCCTGACCTGGGAATGCAACAACTGGGTTAACGCCGGAAACATAAAGAACGTCTCTTTCTGACTTACGAGGATTGTAAGCAAGTTTTACAATATTCTTTATCTGGCCACGATTGAAACCAGCTGGTGACCACCATGCATCATTAGTGTTATCTGTGCGGGCGCAAAGACCAGCAATATCACCGTTTAGAGGAATCCAACGATAAACATCGTTGTAGCGATCGTACTGGTATTTATATCCGGAATCCATGAAGGTATAAGATGAAGAAGCAAGAGCTCCTCTCCAAGCTACAAGATTAGTAGCTTCAGTACCGAATGAATTTAATACTAACGACTTATCTGGAGAAACGAAAGCAACACAATCTCTACGATGATCGCTGATATTATCGATTAGGTAATTTGCTAGCTGGTAGTTGGAAACAGTTGTTCCATTTACCGATGTAGTGCCACCTAATGGACGACCCTGAAGAACAAGAGAAATGTCGATATCTTCTGAAGAAGCAAATAGGTCATAACCTGCTGCAATAACAGAATATGCTGAACTATCTGATTCGTCATTGAAACCATCAGAGCCAAGCGTAAAGCTGAAGCTTCCAGAAGTCATTTCTGTGGAAGACGTAAGATTTATTGCTGTGTTTGATACAGCTTCTGTTCTATCGTTAGCAACCCAAACATATTTTGAATTTTGGTTGATAACATCTCTATAATAGTTGCCAGTATTATCATTATTCTTAGCATCAGTGGCTCTTGAAAGTCCTTTATAAACTTCAAGAATTGTTCCTGGAGAACCAGTAAATTGACCATGCTCGTCAACAACTATAACATGCAATTCGTCTTTTGCGCTTGTGTTTCCATGGGATGCCTGATAATCAGATTGATTGGGTGCACTACCGAAAGAATTGAAGTATTCCCAATGCTTTGTTACAGTATTAGCTGCAAAGTTAGTGTGTAGTCTATATCTGTCTTGAAAATAAAGTGTTACAAGTGTTGATGCAGGAACTGCCTCAACTGGCGGTTCTGCTTCTAGATCTTCTTCAATTGCTTCAATATCTTCTATTTTTGCACTTACAAATTGAAGATACTGCATACCAATTGATGAATTACCAGCAAGAACATTATCACCTTTAGTGAAAGAATCAACCAAAGTATTTGCTTCTGTGTTGGCCATTCCTGCGAATGATGCAGTTGCGAAATTTGCTCCTATAAAGAATTCAAGGGGTAAATTATTATCTGTTCCTGAAATACTTACATTTGATGCATAAGCATTAGCACTATCACAAACCGCAACCTTTAGCGAATTGCCTAATGAACCAGGATATTTTGCAACATAAAGAACATCAGTGTCAAAATTAGGAGCAACATGAATGTAATCATTTTGATTTTTAACAATTTGATTAACAAGGTTTGCAACCACAGAATCAGTGGTAGCAAGAGCAACAGCTGAATAAGTTGTTGATGGGTT